CGGTATCGACGAAATGCTGAAAGTCTATCCTACGGCCTTGCTGGAAATCGAGCGTCTTTCCTTCGGCCTCGCGCTTCTTCTTCTTCTCAAGCCACTTCTGATACTGGTTGTCGGCATACGACTTGGTAACCTTTCCCTGTTTCCATGGCTTGTCGTTGTCCTTGTCGGCCTTATAGACTACAAGTGGCTGATCGATGGTAAGTAGTTCAACTTGTGCAGCTGTCAGGCCCCAGTAGTAGTCCCACATAGGAACACGGATGAGGCCGAAACAAAAATCACGCGGCATTAGGAGCCACTGTCTGGCTTTTCCGTCGCCTCCCGCTGCGCCGTAGCGAGTTCTTGAAGGGTACGCTCGGCTTCTTCCGTCCTCATATTCATTAGAGTAGCCTTTGCCGCGGTCAGTGACATGGTAGTCATTAAGAACGCCATGAGCGGAACTTTTTTTTTACCTTCGTCGAGGATAGGCTGGAGTTGGGCATTATCATACTGACGGATATAGTAGAACCAACGCCACAGAAACCAATAACGGAACTTGAGTTTCCAATACCCGTCAAGGATATAGATGGCAGCGGCCTTACAAGACAGCTTCGAATCCTCCATGATAGCATCAAGAGGTGAGTCCTTCGTTCCATCCTCGTTATCGGTATCACCCTTACGGATAAGCAGACGTGACAGACGCTCGATCTGTCCGTTCTTCAACCAACGAATCTTGTATTTCTTCTTCGTTCCAGGAATAGGAACGATGGTAGCGTCATTATCACGCAGGGAGACATATTCACGCTGTGATTCAACTGACGGCTGTTCAACATTAGGTTCTTTCTGCATATTCTAATCAAGTTTTATTAAAAAGTTATTCTAAACAAGTAAGCGGTAGCCGCGGCCTGAACCACAAACTACCGCCGTCCTTGATTAGAATAGGATTCTTACTCGCCTGCTGCGATCTCGAAGATACCCATAGCATCAGCGTCGCCACCTGCAGAGGTAGAACCAGTCAGGGCGATACCGATTGGCTTTGCGCTGTTGGCCTCGTCAAAGACGATTTCAGCAGACAGCTTGGCTGCCTTGATAGCGAAAGCCTTGTTACCCTCGTCGTTGAAAGCAACGATACCCAGAGTTACTGCCAGGGCGGTCTCAGCGAAGATGAAGCCGCTTGCTTTAGCGTCGATGCCAGATGCAGAAGCAGCGTCAGCTACTGTGAAACCGAACAGCTCAAGCAGACTCTTGGTGATAGATGGGATGAACAGATTCACTGAAGTCTCACCAGGAGTGGTGCGGCTTGTCCAGTCAGCTGACAGACCGTGAATCTTGTAGTGTTCGATACTTGCCTCACCACCAGTGTAGCTGAAGCCACCATCCTCGGCAACGGGGATTTCTACGAGCGATGCGCCTGTAGCCAGTGTGAAACCGGTAGCAAAACCACCCTTCACAACCTTGAGTGCGCTAATACCAACGAATTTGTTGGTCTCTGTTGAAGCAATATTTGCCATAATCGTGAAATATTTAAGAGTTAATAATTACTTATTGTGAATTCCGAAGGTGACAGTAACAATCTGATAACCGTACTCATCAACACCATTCATCAGAACAGTAGGATTCGTTGCTGCGATGTATTTACCACTGATAGGGAACTTATCCGTAACCTCCTCGACGAAATCAGAAAGGGCGTTGACATTGAATGTCTTGTTCTTCTTGGCCTTGGTGAACAGATATATGATACCCGTAGTAGTAAGGTGGAACTTGTGATTTCCTACAACCATATCTTCAATCCCTGTCGGGATCTCAACTACGATGAACTTCTTCATCGAGCTGTCATCAGCTTCCTTTATGTCAGGACGGCCACCTGGGAAAATTAGCTTTCTCTCAACAATACCATCGAGGGCATTGATGAGATCGTCGTACATCTTGCTTATAGTGCTCTTTCCTGACATTCTGTTACTGATTAAATTGGTTTGAACGATATCTTGAATTCCTTCCACGCATCCCTCTCAGTCCTGACAAATCCAGTCGTTCCTCGTTCCATCTCTACCCATTCTGCATACTCGACTGTGTAAGCAACCGTCACGCAAAAACCTTTCAAAAGGCTCGGTGTATTGGTATTCAGGAAATCCTGGATGTCCTCGTCGGCATAACCACGATTGGTAGGCACCTCTGCACGGTATCGCGAACTAACTCGGCTGTAGTCGTTGTTGTAGAAGTACTTTCTCTTACGGGCTGTCATCTTACGGAACTTAGGTTTCGCTATCTGACCATCCTTACCTGCCGACCACATATCAGCGATCTCTCCATCCTGGTACAGAACCACAACAATAGAGTTGATAAGGTTTCCCGTATAATCGTGGCCTTTCGTATGGCTCAGTCTCAATCTGTTCTGTATGGCTGTGATTATCAGATTCTGGCAGTGGAGATTAAGACGCTTGATTATCTCGTCGTGCATCGTTTTGTTCTTGAACTCCGCGAAAGCCTTCTTTACTACCAGGAGATTACTGTCTGCCATATTTCCAAACTAAGTGTGTGCCTCTGAAATTAGCCGGGTTGATATCGACCACTCGTCCGCTCTCCGTATGTGTACCTCTGTCAACCACGACATCATCACCTTCGCGCGGTACTGTGCCCAGAGCTTCCCATCCCTCCCTGTCAACGGGCAAGGCGAGACCTCTGAACGAATTCAGAACCTCTCCCTTGTCTGAGGTGGTGTTCTTGTCGTAGGCCCTGCACTCTCCCTCGTAGATGATTGTAGATTCACTCTCATCCACCATCGGGTCCTCGTCTATGGCACGGCTAATCGTGCAATGATGAGGGAAACGCGGGTTATCAGGTCTTGTGGTAGCCATTAGCGGTAACGTCTCGGATTACGGATGCCACGGCCAACGAAGCCCCATGACTCACCACCTTGGATAGGCAGGTCGTACTTACTGAAGATTTCATTGGCCATGGCAAGGTATTGCTTGAGTACATTAGCAGACATTCTCTCGGCATCACTGCGGCTCTGCCAGTCGGCATCCTGTTCGGTATAGCCGCCAGACTGAGTTGGCGAACCTGCTACCCATACATAAAGCCATGCCAGGCACAGCTCACGCTCACGAAGAGACAACTGCGAAATATCGGTATCCTTGTCAGGTTTCTCGACACTCGTAATGCCAGCATCCATGATGATGGTAGCAATGGCATTGTCAGGAACGTTGATATTCCTGACTTTGCCACTAAGGTATTGCTCTATGGTAAGTACGTCTGCCATATCACTTGTCACTTAGAGATTATTACTGAGGAGTGTAAATCTTCACCTGACCGTAGTTGCGCAGGTTGCGGAATACTGGGCCAGCGTAAAGCTCGAACTCAACAGTGTTGTGAATTGGATTCTCGCCCCATGTTGACAGAACGGCGATGCGATCCTCAACGAACGAGTACATAGTGTTACGGGCGATGCCGCCGTACTGCTGACGATCCTTCCAGATAGAGTTGGTGTTCTTGATGTTGAACATCTTCTCCTTGGTGTTGAAGGCGATGATGAACTGTGGAGCGAATGCAGGAGCATCCTCAACAGGTACACCGTCCTCCTCGTGTACCGACTTGAAGTCGATAGGCAGGAATGGCCATACACCGCGGTTGTGCATGAAGGCAGCAATCTCGTTACGGGTTGTAACGTAGTCGTTCTGTGAGATGGTAAGAGTACCACCACTCAGAGAAGCCAGGTAAGCAGCGCGGTTAGCAAGGAACGAACGGATTACTGATGGGTGATCGAGAATCATCCACAGGGTATCCTGGTTCATCATCCAAGCGTTTACGTCGCGGTTCTGGGTTACAGTGTAGATACGCTGCAAATCCAGCAGGTCCTTGATAACGTTGGCCTTATCGTCGGGAACGAGCACGCCGCTCTCGTACTTGAACCAAGCGGGAGATACCTCCTGGAACTGGTTGGCATCGAAGTCGAAGGTGAAGTCGTACTTTACACCGTCAACAGAAGCCTCGTGAATCTCAGAGGTAGAAGCCAGCTCGAAGCACATGTGTGTCAGCTCGTTGTGCATACCACCGAGGATTGTCTGAGCATTGGTCAGCAGAGAGTCGTAGATGAGGCTCTGCATGCTAGCACCTGTGTTGTTCTTGGCATCACGCAGCAGGAACATGTCGTCCTCGCCCATGGTGTAACCGTGACCGAACTTAGGTGTAGAACCAGTGTAGAACTTCCAACCCGATGTGTTACGCATTGGCTTCAAACCATGGGTAGAGAGCAGAGAGGCACGAGCCATGATGGGCACGGTCTTATGTCCCTGACTCCAGGTCTTGCTGTCACTTGGGGTGTCCCAGTTACCCAGCATACGCCACTGAGCCTGATTGTACTTTGCGTTAGCAGTGTCCATGATGACACTGAAGTTGTTCTCATCAACGTAGCGACGGATGTCGTACTGATTGTAGAAACTCTTAGATCTTGTTGTAGCCATAGTGAACTCCTTTCTTTACTTACGGTCTGACCATTTGAACTGACAGCCAGCAGCAACGAGAGCAGCCTTAATGGCATCGTTGATAGCAGGCATACGACGCTCCAATACAGGACGGTCGTTCTTGTACATACCATCACCATCGATAGAGATGGCATTGGCATCACGAACGCTGTCGTAAGGAAGCAGAGCGTTAGGAATAGCCTTTACCTTCTTGCTGGTAGCATCAACCTCAACGAGGATAGAGCCTACTGCAAGACCTGTAATAGCAGCACTCAGAGTGATTACGTTTCCATCCTTTGAGGCGATGGTAGCGTAGTTTTCAGCAGCGGCTGTGAGGTCGCTACCAAGAACAGCAACAGTAGCGCCGACCTTGAAGGCAACGTTACCGAAACCATGATCCTTGAGAGTAACGGCTGTGCCGTTGATGCTCTCAACTGCACCTGTGATGATTGGAGTAATCACGCGGGTTGACTCGTTACAATTCACAGGAGTACCGCAAGGCAGAACGTCGCCAGCAGCGGGATGGTCATCGAGGTTGAACATGAAACCGCCGACAAGCAGCTCAGGCTTACCCTCGAACACTACCAATGAGCCACCGAACTTGGAACTGGCCTTGACAATCTGATTAAATGTTCCCTTAATCATAGTTTTGTCTTTTGTGTTAGTGAATAAAAAAGTGAATGAACTCTCGATATTTTTAACCCGCGGTTACATCATCTTAGCTTCAAGCTCCTTGGTATCCTTGGCTGCGGCTTCTGCGGCTGCCTGACGATCCTTGATGAATTTCTCG